TAAGGAAAAAATCAAGCCATATTTCATTTTTAATAATGCTGTTGCTCGCCACGCAAAATCCGAAAAACGCAAAAATGCGGAATAACTCGGAATTAGCATAGAAAACCCACGAAAGTGGCGCAAATGCGGCGGTTTGAATATGCAAAAAGTTGACGTGCTTTGCGGATAAGAAAATTGAATGTCAAAAAAATAAGGTCTTAAAATGCAATTTTAAAAGCATTTTAAGACCTTTAAATTTTACCTTTTTAGAACGTTTTAGAACTGTTTTCAAATTTTAAAATTGTCACAAAACAGCGTATTTACGCATTTTAAAGCTATAACGTTTATAAAATAGTTTGAATGTTCAATTGAAAAATCTCATTGAAAAATTTCCATATTTTATACGGGAATATAGGAACTAAAAATTCGATTAATGGGAACTAGTTCCCATTAACTTATCAATGTCCCACTGTGCGGCTCGAACAATCACTACAGTCGGAAGATCAAGCACAAGTTGCTTAGTTTCATATTTTTATATCATACAGTTCCAATAACCTTTCCCCGGCAATAGATACTATCATAATCATGCAGCGGAATATCATCATAATCCGGGTTAAGGGAAATCAAGCGATCTCCGCCGAACTTCTTTATAAATCCTTCCCCGTTAAGTATAAAAATGCCTATCTCGCCGATCTCAACAGATGGCTGCGAGGCTATCAGAACTACGTCTCCGTCGTGGAATACAGGCTCCATGCTGTTGCCAGACACTTTTAGAGCAAAATTAGCCTCAAGAGTGAGCTGCGTTTTCTTAACCTCCAACATACCTTTTTCGCAGCCATCCAGATCAACGCCAGTTCCGGCACTGACAGGCAACGAATAGTACTCTATGAAAACACTGTTTTCAAGCTCTTTTAATGGTATTTTTGACTGCTCAAAAAGGACCTTGGCACGTTCGAGGACTTGACCCTTTTTCATTAAATCTAATTCCTTATAATATGTAAGTAACTCTTGCTCATCATCGGTCAACTGTTCCGCTGGTGAGCTTTTTTCTTTGCCGTAAACAAGGTAATCTATTGAAACATCAAAAAATTCAGCAATTTCAATTAGATATTTTCTATATGATTTGCTTTTCCCAGACTTCCATTCTGAAAAAGCAACATTATTTAATTTCAGGTAATTAGTCAATTCTTTTTGCTCTCGATTGCCTAAAAGCATAGTTATTCTATCCAAAATATCCAAAATTCAATCATCTCCTTTGTTACTTATCACGAAATTAGCGTTTTTCTAATTTCGAGTTAGAATTTCACTTGACAATTAGAAAAAATCTAGTTATAATTTACTATAGGGTAACCTCTAGGGCATAGTTACCCCATGATAAATTAAGTTTAACACAAAAAGCGTTAAACGTCAATCGAAAAAGGAGGAATTTTAATGAATAAGTATAAGATTAAGGAAACCGATGTGAATATGTATGAGTACAGAGGCTATACGATATCAGGTAACGATAGGATAGGCTATGTTTGCATATCACCTTATGGGGCTTTCTCGCCAAAGGCTTATAATACAATCGAGGATGCTAAGGCAGCAATAGATGATGATCTTGATTGCATAGCTGAAAAATACGGCGAGCAGCAAACAAGGGCGGAACAAACTCCGCCAATAAGAGGATATATAATGAATAAAGCTTTATTCGTAGAAAAAGAGCTCTATTTCCTGCTCCATGCCGCCAATGATGATGTTGATGATATAACTTACTGCGAAGACAACGGAGAAGAGTGGGTGCTTGTAACCATGAAGAACGGTCATGTGTATGATATAGGCATCACAGGAGACAGTCCGCTTGCTGCCGCTAAAGACGTTATCACCGTTATGATGTATAAGTAAGGAGGGTTTATTATGAAAAAACTTACGGACGAGGGAAAGGTGCTTACCATGTTTGCCATTATCATGCTATGGTGTGCCATAACAAGTCTTAGCGGACATTCCGAGTTCTGGATCATACCGTTGCTTACACTATCCGGATTGTTCTGTATGCACCTTATCATCTCTCTTATCAGAGATATATACTTTGCTAAAAGGAGGGAACGCCTTTATGAGCGCAGATATTGGGAAAAGCATAAAGCAGATTAGAGAGCAGCGTGATCTTAATCAGAGAGAGCTTGCTAAGTATGCGGGGATCAGCAATGTGACCGTGTGCAAGATAGAGCAGGGCGTTTTGACGCCCTCTCTTAAGACTACGATCAGGATAGCCAATGTGCTGCGATGCAGTCTTGACGATCTGTGCGGCAGATCACGAAACAGCCGAAACAGCCGACAGTAACTCGGCTGTCTGCCGGGGACGGTCTCCCGGTACTGATGATGGCAGACCGAGAAAGGAAGTGTAACCAATGAAATACAAGGAATTTAAAACACAAGTACTGTCTCATGCGGTGGGACAAGCCCGGCTTCTGGCTCAGGCAAGCTGCCTTGAGGACATAAAAATAGAGCCTGAACAGCTCCGCAGGAATGTTGCGACCATTCTTGCAGTATTGACCGAAACAGAAGATTTTCTGTCCGACCTCGTAAACAACCGTTCTGGCTCTGATACTTAGTATATCAGAAAACATTAGTTTTGTCAAGTAACTTCGGGAGGTGATGATGTGGAATATTTGACGGTTGCCAAAACTGCTGATCTTAAAGGCTGCAGTGAACGATATATAAAGAAACTGTGCAAGGACGGAAAATTGTCATGCAATATCGAAATCAACGACAGGAACCGTCCTAAATATATGATCCCAATATCATCACTCCCCAAAGGCCTGCAGGCAAAATACTATGCTCAGAAAAGAGCGGAAGCGGGCTTAGAACTTGTTGCACAGCCTGTTAAAAATGCATTAAAACAGCCCAAAAAGCCTGTGAAAACGTCAAAGCCTGTGAAAACGTCAATCGAAGAGTTTTCCGAAGATGAGCGTGATGAAATCGCACTCTGGGTAGATATCCTCAGAGACTGGCAGCGTTACCGGGATCAATACCCCGGAAAGAAAACCGAAGTGGATAAGCTTTACGTCGGCAAGTGTCAGCTCGAGCATAATGATATCAAAGTGTCGGTGGATATACTATACCGCAAGTATGCAGCCTACAGAAATAATAATCTGCAGGGGCTTTGTGAAAATCGAGGCGGAGCCAATAAGGGTAAGAGCAGTATCCCACCGGAGCTGTGGGAGCAGTTTTGCTATTTCTATCTTTCCGAAAACAAACCTACCGTTTCGCGTTGTTACGACCTAACGCTTGAATGTGCAAAAGAGTGGTATCCGTCAATGGTATCAAACTTCCCGTCAGACAATACTTTCAGGCGGCATATAAAGTCGGAAATACCACAAGCCGTGCTTACATATATGCGCGACGGCGATAAGGCTATGAAAGATAAATGCCTGCCATATATCAGCCGTATGTACGACGGTCTCCACGCTAACGACGTCTGGATCGCAGATAACCACACGTTCGATATACAGTCCTACGATGAAGATAACGGCACGATCCACAGGCTGTACCTTACAGCCTTTTTGGATGCCAAAAGCGGAGTGCTGGTCGGCTGGAATATATGCGACAGTCCGAACTCCCAGTCAACAATCATCGCATTAAGGCATGGAATTATGCGATTTGGCATTCCGAAAGCCGTATATTTTGATAACGGTCGAGAGTTTTTGACCCATGACGTTGGCGGAAAAGGTCATCGAAGCAGGAAAACCGATAACCCTGAGATCGAACCACCGACAATACTCCAAAGGCTTGGAATCACGATGCATAACGCAATCGTCCGTAACGCTAAAGCAAAGCCTATTGAGCGTACATTTAGCACGGTCACAATGCAGTTTGCAAGAATGTTTGAAGGTTACTGCGGCGGCACTATTATGCAGCGACCTGAGAGCCTTAAGCGTAGAATTAAAGAAGGCAAGATTCCCTGCGACTTTGAGATTAGAGAATATATTGATATGTATATTGACGGTGATTTTAATATGCAGGAATATGGCGGAGCTGAGACAAAGTACAAAGGAATGAGTCGTATCGACGTATGGAATATGGATATAAAGTCTGTAGGAATACGCAAAGCTCCGGAAGCCGAACTTAATCTTATGCTTATGAGATCAACAAGGGTACAAAAGATCAAGCGCAACGGCGTATTTGTTGAAATATCCGGCGAAAAGGTCTGGTTTATGGACTATGAAAACACTTACCGTCACCTGGGCGAGGAGGTCTATGTAAGATACGATCCCGCCGATCTTAGAAGCGTAAGGGTTTACGATAAATCGGACCGTTACCTTTGGACTTGGGAATGTGCGGACAAGCTGCTTATAGATTACATCACCGAAAGCAAGGAAGAGATTTCCGATGCAATGGCTTTACAGCGCAGAGTACAACGGTTTATTAAAGCCGAGGCCCAGAATATCACAGATGGCTTAAACTCAGAGCATAAGATCGACCTTATGGAGGCTGCCGCTCTCAAGGCAGCACATGGTAAGCAGAGCTTTAAGATCGTTATGCCGTCCAATGTGATTATGATAAGAGCTGATAATGAACCGGAAAGTATATCAAAGGCTTCCGGAGACGATATTGTGGTCAATATAGATAAAATGAACGAAAACGCCGAGAGGCGGAAGAATAAATGGAGGAGTGATTAATAAATGAAAAAGCTAACAGCTAAACAGGAGTGGGCATTGGAACAGATAAAACAGCTGCAGTACTCGGAAAATCTATCTGCGGCTGCAGTCTGCAAAAAGATTGGTATATCCGATAGCTCATACTCTGCAATTAAGTCAGGTACCTACAACGGCGATGTAGATAAGCAGATGAAAAAAGTAATTGAATACTTTGTAACCAAGCAGGCTGCAGCTGAAATCTATGTCGGCACAGACTATAAGGAAACGTCAATATCGTCTAACGTGTACAAGATCATACGCAACTGTCAGCTTCAGGGCGGTCTTGCCATAGCCTGCGGTGACGCAGGTATAGGCAAAACACAGGCTTGCAGGCAGTATTACCGTGAGCACGGCACAAACTGTATATACATAACGGTAAATCCGTGCATCAAGTCATCAAAATCCGTGCTGGAGCTTATCGGTTCTAAGCTGAACGTATCCTCCGGCTCTGTGAGCAGACTCTGGCTGGAAATCTCGTCAAAGCTTTCGGACGGCATGGTGATAATCGTGGACGAAGCCCAGCATCTCACCAGAAATGCCATTGATACTCTCCGAAGCCTTTGCGACTGCTTTGACGAAAAGGGACAGACCCTTGGAATATGCTTTGTCGGCAACGAAACCACGGTAAGCAGACTTGGCGGAAAGCAGAAAGCGGAGTTTGCACAGATACGCAACAGGACGAAGAATACCCGGTTTTACAGCGTTAAGCAGATAAAGAAGAGCGACATCGAAATGCTCTTTCCGGATATCAGAGAGGACACTGCTGCTGTTGAATTTTTACTGTGTATCGCTCAAAGTCCACAGGCTATCAGAGGAGCGGTCAATCTATACTCCAACGCCCTCGATAACGGCAATGTGACCGCCAAGGGATTGTCTGCAATCGCTAAATATATGGATATGGCGGTATAAAAAGTGAAACGGAGGACAAAAAGAATGAAGCACGGAAAAAATCCCACCAAAGCTCAGAAACGAATAATAGCGTATTACAAGCTTGATCCTGCGGACTGGATGGTTTCGAAGGCGACGGACAAGCAGCTTTGCCTTGTACATAGATATACTGATAAGATACGCTGGATAGACATGGTACGCATCGAGGAGCCGAGGAAAGTAAAGGCGACTAAATATGCATAATAATTTTGAATGTTTTATGAAAGGCAGCGCAGAATGTGCCTTTTTTATGAAAATGTGTTGTGATGACTGTCCGTACTGCGATAAATGCGGCTATTGTGATAATATTTGCAACAGTAACGGAGAATGCAATGAATGCTCAATTGTAGACAAGAAATAATAAGTATCAGAGGGGCTGTGCCCCTCCTGTAATGCAGCCGCCGATCGGCGCAGGTCACAAGCCCTGATAAATGCAGAGTGCAGAAAAACAAGGAGGTAAAAACGCTATGGAAACAAAACATAAAAAGCTTACAAGCAAAGCTGGATTGACGATCCCGAAGGACATCAGACTTGCAGCGGGCTTTGCGGGAGGCATGGCTGTTGACATCGAGAAGACAGCGGACGGTATCATGATTCGCAAGCACAGACCTACCTGTTGCTATTGTGGCAGTGTTGATAATGTGCGCTCTATCAAGGGACGTGATACCTGCAGAAACTGCGCCGAAGAAATCATAGAGGAGGTAAAGACGGCTTATGGATCTGTCTGAAAAGGTAAAACGTTATGCTGAGATCAAGGCGGAAATTTCGGAGCTTAAATCAGAGGCAGACGGCATCGAGGCTGATATCCTTAAGGCTTCGGAAGCCGACCTGCAGGATACAAAGTTTAAATCTGCTGTCTACAGCGACAATGCTGGCAATGCAATCACAGTCACCAACGCCGACAACGTTAAGCTTGTGTACCCAACAATGCTTAAGGAGATCTTTGGTAAAGCGTACGGCGACGTTGTAAAAGAGGACGTAACCTACACCTTGTCAGAATCTGCAAAACGCTTGCTTTCCGCCGTTTACAACAAGGAGTACATAAAGGACGGCAGCGTTGCTAAGATACTGGATGGGCTTGGGCTTGACGATAAGAGCCGCAAAGTTCTGGAGAAAAAGCTTAAGGGTGCGAAATATGAGACCGACGTAAAAAATCTTATGCAGCTTGGCGGTCTGGATGAAAAGGCGGCGCAGGAGAACGCTTATCTGGTATCCGAAGCCGTCGCTTGGCAGAATCTTAAACGTCTGCTTATGATTAATAACGAACAGCTTACCGATGAGATTGTGGAGCGTGCTGTGGATATGATTGACAGCGCGGTTGTAGTTGAAAGAACGCCGAAAACGAAATTCACGGCTAAAAAATAAGGACAGGAGGATTTGGATATGGCAACAAAGGAGCAGATTAAAAGAATTTACGGTCTGGGAGCAGGTCTTGGTATTGTCGGCAAAGATAAAGATGATATGCTGCACGAATTGATCTTTAGCATTACCGGTAAAGATTCGGTAAAACAGCTTGACGATAGCGAATTCAAGGCTGTTCAGGCGGAACTTATCAATCGCATGAAGCTTGCCGATCCAAATCATCTGCTGCATAATACCAAATCTAGAAACAAAAAGAAAGAAGCTGAAGAGATCGGCTGCAACGGTATGGCTACGCCTGAACAGCAGCGGCTGTGCTGGAGATACTGCTACAGGCTCAAGGAACTTGACACTAATCCAGAGTCAGCTGACGTTGGAGACAGGCTAATTGGCGTGATAGGCAAAGTACTGGGCGTTACGGCATCAAAAAAGCAGCCGTTTCGGTGGATAGATCAGGAACAGTGTTCTAAGCTTATCGAACAGCTCAAGCGTTATGTTAATTCGGCAGAGCGGCGGGCGAAAAGGCAAGGTGAGAAATATGCCGGAACTTGATATATACGAAGAAGACCTTACTCCAGAGCAGCGGGATATTTACGACTGCATCGGCTCACAGGCATACGAAAAGCTTGTGCAGCGTTACGGTGGTTTGTCAATTTACATTGCAAAAGCTGATTCTGTT